ATTTAGTGGTGACATTGGCTTGTATATTCTTTATTAGTGCATGTAAACCATCAGATAATTATGTTATTTCTTTAGGGGAAGACTTAGTTAAAGATAAACTTATTGATCCTGATAGTGCAAAGTTTAATTCTTTTTTCCATAAGTCAGGTGATTTATATGGCTATGTTTGTGGAGATGTCAATTCAAAAAACACGTTTGGTGGATATACAGGGAAGAAACCATATTTTGTTTATTTGGAAGTTGTGGACGGAAAAGTTAAGAGTCATGGAACTGTAACAATTGTTAATGACCATGACCCGGGCGGTATGGAAAAATATAAGTTGTTTTGCCAATAATTATCATCTTAAAAAACCGCAGAAGCGGTTTTTTTATGGGTTAAAGTAAATGGCGACATTACGTGAACTGATTATTAAAATCTCGGCAAACTCCCGGTCATTCCAGTCAGAGATCGCCCGGGCTTCGCGTATGGGGCAGGATTACTACCGTACCATGCAGAACGGAGGCCGGCAGTCCGCTGCTGCATCCCGTGAAATGCGGCGTGCACTGGCAGAAGTGACGGATCAGATAAATACAGCTAAATCTTCGGCACTGAATATGGCGGGGGCATTTGCCGGGGCTTTTGCTACCGGTCATCTTATTTCTCTCGCCGATGAGTGGAATTCAGTAAATGCCCGTCTGAAGCAGGCCTCACAGTCCAGTGATGATTTTCAGGTATCACAACGTGAATTAATGGCGATCAGCCAGAGAACGGGGACGGCGTTTTCTGATAACGCCAGCCTTTTTGCCCGTTCTGCAGCTTCCATGCGGGAGTATGGCTACAGTTCTGAGGAGGTACTGAAAGTCACCGAGGCGATCTCCACGGGCCTGAAATTATCCGGTGCCAGTACAGCAGAAGCCAGTTCGGTGATCACGCAGTTCAGTCAGGCACTGGCGCAGGGAGTGCTGCGCGGTGAAGAGTTTAACTCGGTGAATGAGAACGGCGATCGTGTTATTCGTGCGCTGGCTGCGGGAATGGGGGTTGCCCGTAAGGATCTGAAGGCCATGGCGGATAACGGAAAGTTGACCGCCGATAAGGTTGTTCCTGCACTGATTAGTCAGCTTGGGGCATTACGTGATGAATATGCGGCAATGCCTGATACGGTTTCATCCTCTGCAACCAAAGTTGAAAACGCCTTTATGGCCTGGGTTGGTGGTGCGAACGAGGCAAGCGGAGTGACGAAGACGCTCTCCGGTGTGCTGAATGGTATTGCAGGCAATATTGACACCGTGGCAACCGCTGCCGGTGCTCTGGTTGCCGTCGGGGTAGCCCGATATTTTGGCAATATGGCGTCGTCTGCTGGATCTGCAACTGCCGGATTAATTACTGCAGCCAGAAACGAAGTGGCTCTTGCTGAAGCGCAACTTCGGGGGACACAGATAGCAACCGCCAGGGCGCGTGCGGCGGTTTATCGTGCGCAACAGGCGGTTGTTGCTGCTCGCGGTACCGAAAGGCAGGCAGCCGCAGAAGCGAAACTGGCTGCTGCCCAGGCATCACTTACCCGTAATATTGCGGCCAGAACAGCGGCACAGACAACGCTGAATACTGTCACGTCAGTGGGGAGTCGTCTGTTAAGTGGTGCGCTGGGGTTGGTTGGTGGTGTGCCGGGACTCGTCATGCTGGGGGCGACGGCCTGGTACACGATGTATCAGAATCAGGAGCAGGCCAGAGAATCTGCACGCCAGTATGCCGCAACAATCGACGAAATTCGCCAGAAAACGTCGGCAATGTCGCTTCCTGAAGCGTCAGATAATGAGGAAAAGACGCGGCAGGCACTTGATGAGCAAAACAGGTTAATTGACGAGCAGAAAAGTAAGATTAAATCCTTACAGGAAAAAATTGCTGGCTATCAGTATGTGCTGGCAAACCCGGGCTGGACAACCGATAACGGTTTTATGATTAACCACATGACGTCGGTAAAAACTGTCACAGAAGGGCTTGCAGAAGCAACAAATCAACTGGCAGTTGAACAGTCCCGTCTCACACAAATGCAGGGCAAAGCGCAATCCATTCAGGATGTGCTTGCCGGGCTGGAGGAGCGGCGGGTTGCGTTGATCCGTCAACAGGCAGCGGAACAAAACAAAGCGTATCAGTCCATGTTGATCATGAATGGGCAGCATACCGAGTTTAATCGCCTTCTCGGGCTTGGTAATGAATTACTTCAGCAGCGACAGGGGCTGGTGAATGTACCGTTACGGCTGCCACAGGCCACCCTGGATGATAAACAGCAGACCGCACTGAATAACAGCGAGCGCGAACTGGCTCTGTCCCGCCTGAAGGGGGAAGCCCGTGAGCGTGCCCGACTGGGTTATGCTGCGGATGATCTCGGCTTTGTGGGAGAGGCGTATCAGACAGCCAGACAGAATTATATCAATAACTCACTGGATGCCTGGCGAAATAACCAGGCAAATAAACCCAAAGCGCATAAAAAGACCGAAGCGGAAAAAACAGAAGATATTTATAAACGGCTGATTAAACAGCAAAAAGAACAAATAGCACTGGCAGGTCAGAATACTGAACTGGCTAAGATGAAATATCAGGTCAGTCAGGGCGAATTATCAACCCTGTCAGAAGCGCAGAAAAAAACGCTTTTACAGAATGCGGCACTCATCGACCAGAAAAAGATTCGTGAGCAGCTTGCCGCGTATGAAAGCAGTCTGGCGGACAGTAATGCCAGCGCCCGGGCATCTGACGACGCGCAGTTGCTGGGATATGGTGAAGGCTCACGGATGCGTGAACGACTCCAGGAAATGTGGAGTATCCGGCAGGCGTTTGAGCAGAAAAATAACGAGCTGCTGAGACAGTATCAGGCCGGAGAAATTGAAGAAGCCCTGTGGAAACAGGAAAAATCGCTGAATGAAAAATATCTGGAAGAGCGTCTCAGCGATCAGCAGGATTATTATGCAAAGGCTGATGCTTTACGCAGTGACTGGAATGCCGGACTCCAGGAGGGGCTGACGAACTGGGCAGACAGTGCCACCGATTATGCTTCGCAGGCGGCAGATGCTGTCGTTTCCACTATGGACGGGCTGGTATCAAATATTTCCGATGCACTGGCCGGAAATGTTGTGGACTGGCGAAACTGGGGGAGTTCAATCCTCCAGGAAGTTTCAAAAATTCTGATGAACGCTGCCATCGTTAACGGGCTGAAGTCACTTTCCAAAAGCATGTCCGGTGCCGGAGGATGGCTTGGTACGGTCGGCGACTGGCTTTCCGGTGCAGTGGCAAACGCAAAAGGTGGTGTTTACACATCGGCAAATCTGAGTGCTTACAGTAACACTATTGTGGATACACCGACGTATTTTGCTTTTGCGAAAGGTGCCGGGCTGATGGGCGAGGCCGGGCCTGAAGCTATCATGCCACTGACACGGGCAGCGGACGGCTCTCTTGGGGTCAGAGCCATTGGCAATGTGAATGGTGGCGGGGGATTTGTTTATTCTCCCGTGTATCACATCAGTATTCAGAATAAAGGGAGCAATGGCGAGATAGATACGCAGTCAGCCAGGGGGCTGGTGGATCTGATCGACAGCAGGGTTGTGTCAATTATGCAGTCATCACGTCGGGACGGAGGATTATGCAGTGCCTGAGTCTGAAGTTTTTAACTGGATCCCCCGCGAGGGGATGGAGACGACACGAAAGCCATCTGTTATTACAGTAAAGTTCGGTGACGGATATGAACAGCGACGGGCTGGTGGTCTGAATGCGGATCTGAAAACCTTTAAACCGGTATTTCGTGTCACAGATGAATATTCCCGCGCCGCGCTGGACAGTTTTTTATCCCGTCATGCCGGGATGCGTGCTTTTTTGTGGCGCCCGCCAAAACACAACAGGACTGTCAGGGTTGTCTGCAGGGAGTGGAGTACTTCGGATAATGCCATGTATACCGATTTTAACTGTACCTTTGAAGAGGTCACTCACTGATGCAGGATATACAACAGGAAACACTGAATGAGTGTACAAAAGCGGAGCAATCCGCACTGGTCGTGCTCTGGGAAGTCGATCTGACCGAAGTCGGTGGCGAGCGTTATTTTTTCTGTAATGAGCAGAACGAAAAAGGTGAGTCAGTCACCTGGCAGGGGCGACAGTATCAGGCGTACCCTATTCAGGGAAGCGGCTTTGAGATGAACGGCAAAGGAGCCAGTGCAAGACCAACGCTGAAAGTCTCTAACCTGCACGGCATGGTCACCGGGATGGCGGAAGACCTGCAAAGTCTGGTCGGCGGAACGGTGGTCAGGCGTAAGGTTTACGCCCGTTTTCTGGATGCGGTGAACTTCGTCAACGGAAACAGTGACGCCGATCCGGAGCAGGAGGTGATCAGCCGCTGGCGCATCGAGCAGTGCAGTGAACTGAGCGCGGTGAGTGCCTCCTTTGTACTGGCCACGCCGACGGAAACGGATGGCGCTGTTTTTCCGGGGCGTATCATGCTGGCCAACACCTGCACCTGGACCTATCGCGGTGATGAGTGCGGTTATAACGGTCCGGCTGTCGCGGATGAATATGACCAGCCGACGTCCGATATCACGAAGGATAAATGCAGCAAATGCCTGAGTGGCTGTAAGTTTCGCAATAACGTCGGCAACTTTGGCGGCTTCCTTTCCATTAACAAACTTTCGCAGTAAATCCCATGACACAGACAGAATCAGCGATTCTGGCGCACGCCCGGCGATGTGCGCCAGCGGAGTCGTGCGGCTTCGTGGTGAGAACGCCGGAAGGGGAAAGATATTTTCCCTGCGTGAATATCTCCGGTGAGCCGGAGGAGTATTTCCGGATGTCGCCGGAGGACTGGCTGCGGGCAGAGATGCAGGGTGAGATTGTGGCGCTGGTCCACAGCCACCCCGGTGGTCTGCCCTGGCTGAGTGAGGCTGACCGGCGGCTGCAGGTGCAGAGTGATTTGCCGTGGTGGCTGGTCTGCCGGGGTGAGATTCATAAATTCCGCTGTGTGCCGCATCTCACCGGGCGGCGCTTTGAGCACGGGGTGACGGACTGTTACACGCTGTTCCGGGATGCTTACCATCTGGCGGGGATTGAGATGCCGGATTTTCATCGTGAGGATGACTGGTGGCGTCACGGTCAGAATCTCTATCTGGATAATCTGGAGGCAACGGGGCTATATCAGCTGCCGTTGTCAGCGGCGCAGCCGGGCGATGTGCTGCTGTGCTGTTTTGGTTCATCGGTGCCGAATCATGCCGCCATTTACTGTGGTGACGGCGAGCTGCTGCACCATATTCCTGAACAACTGAGCAAACGAGAGAGGTATACCGACAAATGGCAGCGACGCACACACTCCCTCTGGCGTCACCGGGCATGGCACGCATCTGCCTTTACGGGGATTTGCAACGATTTGGCCGCCGCATCGACCTTCGTGTGAAAACGGGGGCCGAAGCCATCCGGGCACTGGCCACACAGCTCCCGGCGTTTCGTCAGAAACTGAGCGACGGCTGGTATCAGGTACGCATTGCCGGGCGTGATGCAGGTGAAACTGAATTATCAGCCCGTCTTAATGAACCGCTGGCAAATGGTGCCGTGATCCACATTGTGCCGCGTCTGGCGGGAGCCAAAAGTGGCGGTGTGTTTCAGGCGGTGCTGGGGGCGGCGCTGATTGCGGTGGCATGGTGGAACCCCGCAGGTTGGTTGGGGGCTGCCGCAATTACAGGAATGTATGGTGCGGGGGCCAGTATGATCCTTGGCGGTGTGGCCCAGATGCTGGCCCCTAAACCCAGAACTCCCCGCACACAGACAACGGATAACGGTAAGCAGAACACGTATTTCTCGTCACTGGACAACATGGTTGCCCAGGGCAATGTTCTGCCTGTTCTGTACGGTGAAATGCGCGTGGGGTCACGGGTGGTTTCTCAGGAGATCAGCACGGCAGACGAGGGGGATGGTGGTCAGGTTGTGGTGATTGGTCGCTGATGGAACATGTTTTATGTGAAACCGCCTGCGGGCGGTTTTATCGTTTATGGAGCATGACGAATGGGTAAAGGCAGCAGTAAGGGGCATACCCCGCGCGAAGCGAAGGACAACCTGAAGTCCACGCAGCTACTGAGTGTGATTGATGCCATCAGCGAAGGGCCGATTGAAGGTCCGGTGGATGGATTAAAAAGCGTGCTGCTGAACAGTACGCCGGTGCTGGACAGTGAGGGGAATACCAACATCTCCGGCGTCACGGTGGTGTTCCGGGCAGGTGAGCAGGAGCAGACACCGCCGGAAGGTTTTGAATCCTCCGGTTCCGAGACGGTGCTGGGTACGGAAGTGAAATACGACACGCCGATCACCCGGACCATCACGTCTGCAAACATCGACCGTCTGCGCTTTACCTTCGGTGTGCAGGCACTGGTGGAAACCACCTCAAAGGGTGACCGGAATCCGTCGGAAGTCCGCCTGCTGGTTCAGATACAACGTAACGGTGGCTGGGTGACGGAAAAAGACATCACCATTAAGGGTAAAACCACTTCACAGTATCTGGCCTCGGTGGTGGTGGATAACCTGCCGCCGCGCCCGTTCAGTATCCGGATGCGCAGGATGACGCCGGACAGCACCACAGACCAGCTGCAGAACAAAACGCTCTGGTCGTCATACACCGAAATCATCGATGTGAAACAGTGCTACCCGAACACGGCACTGGTCGGCGTGCAGGTGGATTCGGAACAGTTCGGCAGCCAGCAGGTGAGCCGTAATTATCATCTTCGCGGGCGTATTCTGCAGGTGCCGTCGAATTATAACCCGCAGACGCGGCAATACAGCGGTATCTGGGACGGAACGTTTAAGCCGGCATACAGCAACAACATGGCCTGGTGTCTGTGGGATATGCTGACCCACCCGCGCTACGGCATGGGGAAACGTCTTGGTGCGGCGGATGTGGATAAATGGGCGCTGTATGTCATCGGCCAGTACTGCGACCAGTTGGTGCCGGACGGCTTTGGCGGCACGGAGCCGCGCATCGCCTGTAATGCGTACCTGACCACGCAGCGCAAGGCATGGGATGTGCTCAGTGATTTCTGCTCGGCGATGCGCTGTATGCCGGTATGGAACGGGCAGACGCTGACGTTCGTGCAGGACCGACCGTCGGATAAGGTGTGGACCTATAACCGCAGTAATGTGGTGATGCCGGATGATGGCGCGCCGTTCCGCTACAGCTTCAGCGCCCTGAAGGACCGCCATAATGCCGTTGAGGTGAACTGGACTGACCCGGACAACGGCTGGGAGACGGCGACAGAGCTTGTGGAGGATACGCAGGCCATTGCCCGTTACGGTCGTAACGTCACGAAGATGGATGCCTTTGGCTGTACCAGTCGGGGGCAGGCACACCGCGCCGGGCTGTGGCTGATTAAAACGGAACTGCTGGAGACGCAGACCGTGGATTTCAGCGTGGGTGCTGAAGGGCTTCGCCATGTACCGGGCGATGTCATTGAAATCTGCGATGATGACTATGCCGGTATCAGCACCGGCGGGCGCGTGCTGGCGGTGAACAGCCAGACCCGGACGCTGACGCTCGACCGTGAAATCACGCTGCCATCCTCCGGTACCACGCTGATAAGCCTGGTTGACGGAAGTGGTAATCCGGTCAGCGTGGAGGTTCAGTCCGTCACCGACGGACTTAAGGTGAAAGTGAACCGGGTTCCTGACGGCGTTGCAGAATACAGTGTGTGGGGGCTGAAGCTGCCGACGCTGCGCCAGCGCCTGTTCCGCTGTGTGAGTATCCGTGAGAACGATGACGGCACGTATGCCATCACTGCCGTGCAGCATGTACCGGAAAAAGAAGCCATCGTGGATAACGGGGCGCACTTTGACGGCGACCAGAGCGGCACGGTGAATGGTGTCACGCCGCCAGCGGTGCAGCACCTGACTGCCGAAGTCACCGCAGACAGCGGGGAATATCAGGTGCTGGCGCGCTGGGACACGCCGAAGGTGGTGAAGGGCGTGAGCTTCCTGCTTCGCCTGACCGTGGCAGCGGATGACGGCAGTGAGCGGCTGGTCAGCACGGCCCGGACGACGGAAACCACATACCGCTTCACGCAACTGGCGCTGGGGCGGTACACGCTGACAGTCCGGGCGGTAAATGCGTGGGGACAGCAGGGCGATCCGGCGTCGGTATCGTTCCGGATTGCCGCACCGGTAGCACCGTCGCGGATTGAGCTGACACCGGGCTATTTTCAGATAACAGCGGTCCCGCGTCTTGCGGTGTATGACCCGACGGTACAGTTTGAGTTCTGGTTTTCGGAGACAAAAATCGCAGACAT